AGTTATCCCATCCCACTCCGTAGTTAAACTGTTTAAGGTGTTATCCCAGCTTAAACTAGTTGTGGCTGCAACCGTACCTATATCTACTGCATGCCCAGTACCGTCACTATTAAATATATTACCTGTGATAAGGGCTAAGTCACTCACTAATAACGCTGTAGTTGCTCCACTCCTGTCAAAGGTGCATCCTGTGAAGACAGCCCCACCTTGAGTAACCTGACCACACCTTCTATATGTTGTGCTTGTGAGTGTAGAGTTACTTTGGTATATAAAGGTATCATCGTCTGTAAAAGTGCAAGCTGTTTTACTAATAACTGCATTGTCTATAGCTTCAAATGACCATTTAGATACGGTTCCTAAAGAAGCTATAGATACCGCAGTCCATTCAACATTACTACTAACATTGGTTACGTTCATCCTATTGAACCCAGCCGTTACATTGATTGTATCTTTAACGCTTATATTCTTATTTTCATCTCTAAAATCTACTGCTGTAGCTGCTGTACCTAAAGATTGTAAACCTTGTACAGTAAAACCGCTAGTTCCAATAGGTTCTATTAAGTTCCATCTGGTAGCTGAGGCATTATCAACTAGGCCATAACCAGCAAAAGTAGCATAACCATTAGCTAAGTCACCATCTGTAAAGATAGCTTCACATCGGCCATATCTTATAGCGTTACATGCTTGGGGATTACCACGTGCCTGTGCAGTAGCTGCAACACCAACACCAGCAGTAGTATAAGGACTAGCAGCACCAGCACCAATAAGAGTATCCCTTGTCACTGTAGGGTTTACAGCATAGTTAGCCCAACCACCACGAGGAGCAGGAGCAAAGTCACTACCAGACATATTCCATATATCACAATCGCCAAAGCTATTGCCTACTAGCATAGTAATACCAGCTTCACCAGCACCAGGAACTAGAGCGTTTAAAGCAGCGGGAGCAGCCCATAAATGATGGATAAGTACTGCCCCATCTAAAGGTATAGTGAAGGAAGTAGGATGAACATACATGATAGTACCTGGGCCAGAAGCCCCTGTACCTGTACCATTCTTGGTATACTGAGCAGATACACAAGCTGTACCATTGTAGTAAAGGTTAGCATCATCTACCATTGTACCGGCTGTATCCCAGCCAGCATCGGAACTTTCATCCCAAGTACCTGTATCAACTCCTATAGAGCCGATAGCAATAGTAGTTAAGTCTGTAGTGTAGCTAGGAGCGGCCATTAATCTACAACCTTAGAGTATGCTTTAAGAAGACTGTTTTCAAATAACATAATAGCTCTACTCCCCATATGAGAAAATATACCAATCAAAGCTGCTGACATAACAGGGGCTACCTCAAAGAACTCGCAACCAAAGAAAGTTACTATACCTACAAAGGCAGATATAACAATCTCACCTATGAGTTCAGCTAAAGATGGCTTACAGATACCCTTTTTTAGTTTCATAATATAACTAGCCGTTCCTGCGAATATAGATAAACCTATTACCCACATATAAGTAGCAAGTTGGTAAGTTAATGGGTCTTTTTCCATCACTGAACTTCCTTAATTTTTGATTAGTTCTGATTGACCAACTCTTCTTTATAGTGTACCATAGTTGTAAAGTATATTGCAATCAATATTTATTTATAGAAACTTTAGGGATAACAAGAGCTTATGGCAGATTTAGGAGAGGTTAAAGGGTTAATTGACCTAGATAGTAAAGTAAGTCCAATTATCCTAGCAGGAATACTCGATATTAATGTTAGTTTAATATACCAAGAGATGCAAGTAGGTAGACTACCTAATCCTGTTACAGAAGCTACTTATCGTGAATGTGTGCTAATGTATATAAAGCACTTTAAGAAGAATGCGGATTTAAGGATACTAAAAGAGGAGAACTCCCATGCTATGTCTATTGCAAAACTAGACGAAGCATCGAAACTAAAGTTAGCTAAAGTAGAAGCATCTAGTAAAGCTACTAGAAGTTTTGGCGGAGATGATAGTGATGGTGGGATGCCTCCTATTATGATGGCTAAGTATAAGCAAGACATCCGACTTAACATCGCTAGAGAAACCCAACTATGGATTAAAGCATCTATAGAACGTGGAGAGTATATCTCTATGGAAGAGCTAGTAGAGGTTATTGAGCCTTTTATGATGAGTATTAGGCAGACTTTGATGCAACTAGCCTTATTAAGTGATGACGCGGAGTCTGCTGTAGACCTAGCTATGGATACTCTACATGATTTAGGTAACAGACTTGTAGCTGATGCTGATACTGACAAGAGTAACTTTATTAAAGAGGTCTTAGCTAAGGAAATTATCCCTGAAGAGATTGAGATTGATGCAGAACCTCCGAGACTACTGTAATGCTTAATAGAGAGTTCTCAAACATACCAGAAAGAAAGTTCCTTGGGGGCTTACTACAACTCCTAAAGCCTATGGTTCGGATGGGGACTAGAGATTGGTCTAGAACATTCCGCATTATGACCTCAGAAGAGTCCCATCATGTAGGTAAGTTTAATCCAGACCTTATACCAGCACTAGAGTATGTCTATGACTGTTGTGATAATAGGTACATCCATATTGTTGTAACTATGAAAGGATCTCAGATAGGTTGGTCGGAGCTTACTAATAATATAATTGGTCGAACTATCCATACTAATCCTCAGAAGATGCAATGGTGCTTTCCTGCATTAGAGCCTTCTAAGATCTACAGTAGAGAGAAGCTTAAACCTTTCTTTGAAGGGACTAAGGTATTACGTGATCTAATCAATAGGAATGTAGCTAAAGAATCTTTTGCCTACTTCAAGTTCCCTGGGGGCTTCTTAAAGCTAACTACCCTAGGAGCTATCTCTTCTTCTAAAACATCATCTATTCCTTTTATAGGTGTAGAAGAACCTGACGATGTGAAGGATGATGTCCGAGGTCAAGGAGATACTTTAGAGAACTTAAAAGGTAGACAGAAAACCTTTCCTATAGGGTTTAAGAAGCTTATCTTCGGGGGGACTCCTACTGATAAAGACTTCAGCCGAGTAGAGTCAGGGTATAAACAATCTAATCAACTCGTCTTTAAAGCAGAATGCCACCATTGCAAAAACCTTATAGAACTATCTTTAGATAATCTAAAGTATGAGGAGTATCAGGATAGGTATATAGATGATATATATGGTAAACATAATCCTAAGTCCGCCTCTTATGAATGCCCTAGTTGCTTAGGCCAATGGACTTTTAAAGAAAAGAATGCTAACATTGTCGCAGGTAAAGCCTTTGGGTTTACTGACCACACAGGCAATTTTTCTAAAGGCTGGCATCCTAAACGTGAAGAGGTAACTGATACTTTCGGTTTCCATATCCCTGAGATACTATCTACTTTATCTTCTTCTACCTTTGTAGAGCTGTCTGAAAAGAAGATACTAGCAGATATAGATATGAATAAAGGTAACGAGGGTTTAACTAAGTCCTTTATGAATAACTCAGGAGGCTTACCCTTCTCTTCAGGTATAACTTCTATGGAAGCCGAAGAGATGGTACTGCTTAGGTCTAACTATGAAGAAGGAATAGTCCCTATGGATGGGCTAGTTCTTACTGCTGGTATAGACGTTCAGGATAATAGATTAGCCTATGTAGTTCGTGCTTGGGGAAGAAATAACAACTCATGGTTAGTTAAGTGGGAAGAGCTACATGGTAATGTCTTAGACCAAGACGATCCTGTATGGCAAGAACTCGCTGATACACTAGTTACTAAAGAGTATCCTCATGCAGGCGGAAAGAAGTTACGGGTATCCGCTATTTCCGTTGACTCGGGGGATAACACAGAGCTAGTGTATAAGTGGGTACTAGCTAATATACATGAGAACCCTCAGATCTTTGCTACTAAAGGTGTTAGAGACTTACGATTCTCTGAAGATGAGATTTATAGAGAGCCTGCTGTTATTGATGTTACTAGAGATCAACAGGCTAGAAAGACATTGGCAGAAACTATGGGTGTTAGCTTGTTCAATCTTGGGGCACATAGAGCGCATGAAGAGATCCTCCGTAGGGTTAATCTTAATAGAAATAAAGACGCTAAGAGTAATATGTTCTACTTTAACAAACAATCCTATGGGCAGTATGAAGAACAGATGACTTCTTGTAGAAAACTTATAGATACAAAGAGTAGCTATAATAAAGCAGTCTTTAAACTCATAGCAGGTAAAAGAAAAGAAGCTATTGATGCTGAGAAGAATGCTCTACATGCTTCGTATGCAATAGGCTTACGTAACTACACACATGCCCATTGGCACAATATAGAGGAATATTTATATAATGGATAGCTTATTCGACTTCACTGTAACTTCCTTATATTGCATGTATGCCTTAGCAGCAGCTTCTATATTTATGGAGATCCTTAATGGATGATCTACAACTACTTATTGCAGGTATCTTTACTATAGTTCTGATACTACCAAGCTGGTACTTATGACTAAAAAATACTTAGTTATTGCTCTAACGAGCCTAATCTCTTTGGCTATAACTCTATGTAGTTATGCTATAACAGAGTGCACTATTAATAGGATATAGCAATGACAATGACACTAGAAGAAGCCTTAGCTCAACTTTTGACTGTGAACACAGCAATAGAAGCTCTAATTGCAGGTAAACGACTAACAGAACTTAGAGTTGGTTCAGGCTCTTTTCAAAGACTCTATACTTTCCAAGAACTAGACATAGAGGCTTTAAAAGAACATAGAGATGAGCTACTTAGTATAATTGCAGAACTACAACCCTCTGTCCCTAAGTTTAAAACTAACATGACTATACCGTTGCTAGTCTCCAAGGAGAGATTCTAATGGCTACTGCTGAAGAAATGTACTTCCAAACACCTCAACAAGTAGCTTATGAAGGAGCTTCAACTTCTTATAAGTCTAGTTTAGATGGTTTACTAGAAGGTGATCCAGATACTTTAGCTTCAAGAGAAGTCTTATTACTTCAAATGCGGTCTGCTCATGCGGTTAGAAATAATGGGTATGCTAAGGCTGCTTTAACCAAACATATAACTGCCCTAGGAGCTATCAAGCTTAATTGGAAAGATGCCAATGGAGCTAAGCATGAAGCGATGCAAGAGGCTTGGGACGAGTTTGCAGCAGATCCTAACCTAGATGGCTATGGTACTTTAGATAATACTCAATCAGTATGGCATAGCTCTAACTTTATCTCAGGTAACGCCTACACGCGTATGCTTACTAAGAGGAAAGATAACTCTGCAATAGTTCCATTAAAGTTACAAACTATCCCAAGTGAACTGCATGATCTTCTTTATAACGGGACTAAAGTCGATGAAGGGATTAAGCATGGTATTAAGTTTATAGACTCTAAGCCTGAGACTTACTACTTTAGACAAGGTATCTCAGACTCTGTATGGTATGGTATTCCTAATAACTTCAAACATACTGAGATAGAAGCTAGTGACCTTCTCCATCAATTCATTAGAGAGAGTCCAGGACAGTGGATAGGTATTCCTTTACCTTCTTCAATTCTGGTTGCCTTATATGAGATTGATAGTCTTATAGATGCTACAGTATCTAAACAGAAAGCAGCTCAAGCTATTGCATGGATTATAGAAAACACTAATCCTATGTCTATGACACCTACTGGTGCTCCTAGCATGGTTAAAGATAAAGAGGGGAATGATAAGGTAGTCTTTAAAGCTACAGGTGGTAATACTCAGTACCTTAATAAAGGAGAAAAGATTAACTTCTACCAGTCTACTGATATAGGTGCTAACTTACCCATCTTAATTAACTCAGAACTACGTAGAATTGCTTCTGCTTTAGGTATTCCTTACCATAGTTTAACAGGAGATACAGGGGACTTAGACTTCTCGTCTCTTCGCGCTATTGCAGTGGAGTTCAGAGCTAGACTAGAATATATCCATCATTTTTATACTATCCCACTAGGCTTATCTCCTTTAGCTAAACGGTTTAAAGAACTAGCAAGCTTATATGTTACTGGCTCTGAAGAAGCAGTACCTAGCTTTCAATTACCTATCTGGCGTGGAGTAGATGACCTTAAAGATACTCAAGCAGATCTTTTAGAGGTTCAATCGGGCATGGCAACATTGGAAAGTAAGCTAGATGAAAGACATACTACTTTTGAAGAAATAGAAGCAGATAGAGAGAAGATTAGATCTCTTGGTTTAGATAATCTTTTACAAGAGGTAGAAGTAGATACCTCACAGAGTAGTAATATAGAGGCTAATACAAATTCTACAAGCACTTAAAATAAAGGTTGCTTTCTTAATCTACCTGTGCAATAATCAGGTAACATAGGATTAAATAAAATGCTTACAAAAGAAGAGATACTTAAACTAATTAGGTCAGACAAGAAGGCTCTTATTGCTTCTAAGTCTAAAGAGATAAAGTATACGGACTCTCTTGCTCATGCAGTAGCTAAGCCAACAAAGGAAGCGAAGAGCAAAGCTGACAGCCTCGTAACACCTTCAGCCCTAGTAACTTCTAATACTCTTGATGTAACCATAGTATGTAATACTGCATGGTTCATGGACAGCCAATTAGATGTATTAACTTCTGAAAGCTATGATAACTCTGTAGCAACTAAAGGGTCTAATATCCCTCATATCGCTGACCATGTTCAAAGTTCTACTTCTCATGTAGGAGATGTTACAAAGGTCTATACAAAGGATATGAGTTTAGAAGATCTTGGCTATGGAGGAACTGGTACTACTACAGCTCTTATCATGGAATCTACAGTTAGAGAAGATTATAACGAAGATGTTTATAAGTTTTACCAGAACGGTAAGATTAATCAACACTCTATCGGGCTATCTTATGTAGATATTCAACTAGCTATAAACAGCCACCATGAAGAAGATAAAGAGGAATTAGCTTTATGGGAAGAAGGCTATCCTAACATAATTAATAAAGAACTAGCAGACAAGTATGGTTACTTTTGGCTAGTTAAAGAAGTAAATGTAATAGAAAATAGCTGTGTACTCTTCGGAGCTAACAGCCTAACACCAACTTTAGAAGTTAAGGCAGCGATACCTACCTCTACTAAAGCAACTAAAGATAAACAAACCACTACTATAAAAGGTAATATAACTATGACCCTAGAAGAAGCTCTAGTAGCAAATGCAACATTAGTTGCTGAAGTAGCTACATTAAAAGCGGCCTCGCAAATAGCAGTAGCTAAAGGTAAGTCTGATGAACAAGCTAGAGTATTAGGTATTCTTAATGCTTCTACAGTTCATAAAATGACTCCTGCTTCTGCAATTAAGCGTATTTCATCTAACTCAACAGTAGAAGATGCTGTATCAATGTTTGAAGAGATTGCAGAAGCAACTCAGGTTAAGCTAGATACTACAGTATCAACTTCTACTATCAACCCTGAAACAGTTACTAAAGATGATATGTCTTTCAGTGCTGGCTTAGATGCGGCACTAGCTGCGCCTAAAGAACAACTATTCAAAGGACTTAACTAATGGCTACTAATAATGGTGCATGGTACGACTATGCAGACAATGTTCCTGAAGCCACCTTCTTCAGAGCAGAGCATAAAGGGTCTAGTACTTTTACAGTAAAAGCTGGGCAAGTTCTGCGTAAGTACTCTTTCATGGAATCTCTACAAGCTGGCGGTGCTGATAAAGGTAAAGTAGTAGCTCATACTGGTCTAGCTGAATCAGCTATCGTTAAGTTTGCTGCTATGGCTGCTGCTGAAACACTAGTTATTGCTGGCTTAACTTGGACTGCTGGTGCTTCTGGCACTACAGTAGCTCAACTACAAGCTGCTTGGGGCGGTATTGCTGCTGGAACAGGTTTTGCTGCTTTATCTGCTATTACTGAAGGCGGTACATTTACTGCTGGTACTATGACAGGTTGGGATACTTTAATTGATCCTAATAGCACTACTTCTGTTATCTTCACATCTATCTCTGCATTAACTAACGTGGCTGACTTAGCTGCTACTGGTACTGCTACTGGAACTGTTATCTCTAAAGTAGATGGCTCTACAGTCTTTAATAAGATTGCTGGCGTTTTACTTTACGATGTAGATGCTACTGCTGCTGATGTAGAAGTTGCTCTATATACCGGTGCAAGTTTCTGGGCTGATGCTTTGGTCTGGGCTAATGACCCAACAGTTGATGTTATTACTATTGAAGATGGAACTACTGTAGCTTGTACTGCTTATAATACTGGAGTTTACGGTTCTGATAAAGCAAGTTCAGATAGATTAAAACAACAATTTGTCGAAGGTAGCGAGTTCGTTACATTAGGCTTTTCACAATTAGGAGAACTAGCTAATGGCTGAGTTTCTAACACCTTATCAAACGTCTAAGATTTTAGAAGGCGTTATTCCTGCTGACATGCTAGTACGTCCTAACTTCTTACAATCTGCTTTCGGATCAGTTAAGACAGTTAATGCAGATACAGTGAACTTTGACATCGAATTCGGTATTAAGTCTGTTGCTGCTATGTATGTTAGTCCTGATGCAGATGCTCCTCTTATCAAACTACAAGGTTTTGGTACTAAAGAGATGCGTTTTGCCTACTTAAAAGAAGGCTTATCTGGTGCTGACTATGAAGAGATTAACTCTCGTCAATTAGGTCAACAGTTTGGCGCTACTCAGAATATCATGGCTAATTATGTAGCGAACCTACAACAGAAACTAGCTATTACTGAACAGCGTTTTGAAAACCGCTTTGAACTTACTGCAAGAGATCTTATCTTCTACGGTAAATATACTGCTGAGTCTGCTTTACATCCTAAAGTCCTCTATGATTATGGACGTACTGTTGCTACTACTGATGCTGAGTATCTTAAAGGGTTCGCACCTGAACTTAATCTAGCTACTTTAAATGGTAATGGTGGTGTAGGTAAACGTGCTTGGGATGCTACTGGCGGTACTGCTGCTCCTACTCCTGTAGTTGACTTTGTTAAAGCATGTAAAACTTGTTTACGTAAGTCTAACATTCGTATGGCTATCATGTCTTCTGATGCTTATGACTTATTCGAGCAAGACATTCGTACTAACTATGCTGATACTTGGGACTTAAACAAGTCTGTATCTGATCGTACTGTTATGCGTATCATGCCTGTAGTTGATAAGTACCAAGATGTAAACTACCGTATGAGTTACCCTTTAGGTAATGGTACTTCAGTTGACATCTATACTTTAGACTCTGTTTTAAATAACAGAACTACTGGTGCAGAAGAAGCTATTGTTCCTAATGGTTATATGGCTATCTTGCCATCTACTGATCGTGGTTATAAAGTGTATGGTAAGATTATGCACTTAAAGAGTGGTTATACTGCTCAACCTCGTTTCATTAACTCTTGGGAAGATCCTAAGTCTGGTAAGTTAGAGAGTGAGATTCATTCAAACTACCTAATGGGTATTCCACAAGCTGATGCTTTCGTTAGTTGGCATGTAATGTTATAAATAGATAGATAAAGGAGATCGTCATGGCTGCAAGAGTAGAAGTACTTGGTCTTGACGATCTACTTACTTCAGATCTAATAAACCCAGCTAGGCTTACTAAAGCTATAAAGACTGATATAGGCTTAGCTTCTAAACGGCTACACTCTGCGCTAG